TAGGAATTCATAAACCATGTATACGCAAAAACTGGAGTATCTATAAAGAAGCAATTGTTAAAACAGAGGATTTAAGAAAGGATTTGTAATGGCAGATATTATTGTAAATAAAGAAATTATTACTGCAATGATGGGCGACAAAGCGCAGGAATTTTTAGAATGTCTTCGTATTGTAGAAGATATAATTGATAACCCGGACCATTATCTTGGTATGCAGGCAATAAAGGCTGCGAATACATTGGCGGCATACAGGACATTGATGATTGTAAAATCGCAAATTTTTAAAAGAAAATCAGCCGTTATGGGCGATCAAGACAAGTTTGTTAATGATATATGGAAAACCATGTATGAAGCATTGGCAGAGAATATAAATGCATTAAAACTCGCTGGAAAGGGCGGTTATAGTCAATGAAATCATTAAAAGCGTTAAGAGAAAAGAAAGAAAAGGTTGTCGAAAAGATTGAACCAGAAAGCAATATTTCTGGAAGCGATCTAGAAATATCCTTAGTCCAGGCAATTGACGATCATCTTTCTAAAAGAAACGAAGTGTCTTTTAAAAAAGTAAACGGCTTCCACCCAAGCTATACAAACCAATGTAAGAGATATTGGTATTATATGTTTGAAGGCGTTAACACTGATGTTGATTTTAGACCCCAAACGCACAGAATTTTTGATAATGGTCATGCCGTGCATGATAGGCTTTATAAATATTTTAGGGAAATGGGTATATTGATTAATGAGGAAATACCTGTAAATTATGCCTCCCCACCCATTGAGGGAACTGCCGATGGTATAATTAATTGGTATGGTGAAAAATTAATTGAATTAAAATCTATTAGTTCAGAAGGTTTTCACTATAGACAGATTTATAAAAAACCAAAAGATGAGCACTATAGACAAGCTCAAATTTATATGGAATGTTTAAATCTTGATAGCGGTTTTGTTATTTACGAAAATAAAAACAATCAAGAGTTATTGTCAATATATATAGAAAAAGATCAAGTTTTTATAGATAAGTTATTTAAGAAATATAGGGAAATTTATGGCAGTTTTGTCCAACAAATTATCCCCGAGAGGCCTTACAAGATAACATCTAAGCATTGTCAATCCTGTAATGTGCGCTCTCTTTGCTGGTCTGGTGAAAATGACAACGGAAAAGAGAATTTGCAAGAATACGAAATGTTCTAAAAAATTTGTTGCAAAAGTTTATAACAGCGTATATTGTTCTCCGGAGTGTCGTCGTGTAGTAACTAATAGTAAACTGTTAGCTGCTTACCATAACAAAAAGAAAAATAAAAATAAAAAAAGAATTTGCTCAGTAAAAAAATGCACTACAATTTTATCATCTTACAATAAAGAAAATATTTGTGAACTTCATAAACAAAAAAGATTTGTTAAAAGATTAGTCGGTTGGGGTTGGGATGAAAACAGTCTTAATGAAGAGTTTAAGTAATGAGTTTAAAAAATATTTCCTTATCGCAAAATCCTCAAAGAATAATTGCAATAGACCCATCATCACATTCGTTGGGTTGGGCAGTAGTAGATATTAATAGACCTGAGTTAATTTCCTGTGGGAAAATATCATTAACCAAAACCCCCGATGTTTCCGTTAAATTTGATCAGATATTCTCCGGGTTGACGGATATTTGCTCTAAATATAAGCCATCTGTCGCTGTAATTGAGCAATCAGTGTATATACAGAATTTTCAAACAAGCAGGATTATATCTTATATAATAGGCTACACATGGGGGGTGTTGTCCAGACACTGCCATAAAGTTATGGATATTAACCCTATGCTTTGGAAAAGGGGTATTGGGTACACTAATCTTTCTAAGCACGATAAAGAAAGATTAAAAAATGACAAAAGTAAAGGTTCTTTTGAATCAAAAAAGAAAAAAGAAAGAAAAGATCGCGTAAACAAAATAGTTTCAAAATATTTTTTAATTGATAATATTGATGATGATGACATAGTAGACGCAATCGGTATTGCATTATGGTATTATTTAATGGTAGGTAAGAAATGACTTTAGACCCTTATAAAGATAAAACTTGGCTTTACGAGCATTATGTGAAAAAACGTATGAATTTAACAGATATTGTTAAACTTTTAAATCAAACATATAATATCACGATCACCCCGCAGGCTCTTTATAACTGGTGTAAAAAATATGATTTGTTGAAATTTAGGGGCAAGGGGCGTAACCTTAACAAAGGAACCGGCTCTAGAAAGCCGGAGTCACCAATGCAAAAATTAGTTGAAGCAAGAAGGAGAGAGCAAAGAAAAATGAACATGGCTAGGAAGAAAAGTATGGGGAAAAAATGAGAAAAACAGTATCGCTTAGCGATATACATCTATTTACTGAACTTGATATGGTTTATAATCAAGTTCGGGTTTTAGAGGCAAAACAAAATAAAACTAAATTTAAATGCCTGGGTTCTGGAAAATGCTGCACGATAGGTTTAATTTTACCAATGATGGAGTGTGCAAATATTGCTTATAATCTAAACAAAGAATATTATTTAGTTCTTGAAAATAAAGGCGAAGATGAAGCTAACAAATGGTTTAATTCTGTTAAAAAATCACTCATAGACGCTCTTAGCGATCCTGACTGGGAATGGGGTGGGGAAACAAAACGCAGTTGTGCTTTTTATAAAAATGGTTGCACAATATATGGTTACAGACCCTTGGTGTGCCGTTCTTTTGGCACAATCACTAATGTTGATGAGTATTGCCCTCGGGCAAGAAATGCTTATGGCAATATTGATTTTTACACCGGTCAACCAGTTAAGAATTTAGTAATACAATTTCAAAATTTATTAAAACAGTTTGCTAAAAACAAAGATAAATCATTTGACACTGTTGTATACATGCCATTAGGTGTTTTAAGTTTTTTGCTTACTGTTGATGAAATGATGAATCTCCAAGAAACAACTGACGACAAGATGTGGAAGGCTGTGCAGGGTTGGTTTAATTATAGAGTTCATTATGTTAAAGAACATGGCATGACATTAGAAAATTTAACAAAGGAAGCTTCTGAGGCCGGCGGCGAAATTGCGTTTAGACATCATGAAAGCGAGCAATAAAGGTTGATATTTATGTCAAATTCCGAAATTATTAAAACAAAAACATTTGTAGATAAAATTAAAGACATAGAAGAAGTCGGGCTGCTTTATGTAAAAGGTTATTCAAAAAGTGAAATAGGAACACTAATGACTTTAACCGCTAATGAAGTTAAAGAATATATTGAAGAATACAAGTTATTCTTGAATAGAAGTGCGGAAGAAGATCCTTACTTTCTTGAAAGAATTCAATTTAATACGCTCAAGGCTCTTCAGGAGTTTGATGAATTAAGCAAAGAGGCTTGGGAGACAATTAATATTGCAACCGATCATGGAATGGTTGCTGCAAGAATTCAGGCTATTAAGTTAGCCGGAGAGATTGCAACCAAAAAAGCTCAATTGCATAAATTAATGGGCGGTGGCAATCAGGCTGATACTGAATACATTCAACGAATGCAAAAAGCCGAAAATGTTAATCAAATACTTTCAAAAATTTTGCGCGATGTTATATCTAAGCATCCGTCAATTGCTGAAGAAGTAAGAAGAGAATTGGAAATTGCTTTTCAAATTATGGGTAAAGAAAATGTTGTAATAGACGGGGAAGAAGATGTCTCATAATTTGAGACCAGGTATTCTTGCCATTATAATAAATGGCCAGAATTTGAGACCACTCTTTTCTGCCATTATGCCAAGTGGCCAGAATTTGAGACCACCCTTTCTCGCCATTATTGGCGTTGACCAGAATTTGAGACCACTGTTTTCCCCCATTGGTAGTAATTGGGAATTACAATAATGTCTGATTATCTTGGCGTTAATCTTGAATTTGAAGATTTTGATAGACTTTTGAAACAAGATGAACTTATAGAAGAACCAGTTTCTATTGAAGTTTTTGTTAAAGATAAAAAATATCTTGGGCTGCCGGACCTTTCTGATATTCAAAAAGAAATTGTTAAACATAGTACTCAAATCTTTCGGAAGCCTACTCTAATAAAATTGATGGGTGAAGAAAAAGGAATTGAATATTAC